GTCAATCAAACGAGGTGATGTATGGAAAAGACAATTCAAGATTCCCCGTTCTGTAACACCTACGGCGGGCTGTCCCTTGTTCTTCGTCCCAGCGGCGAGAAGTTCCTGAAAATGGATGACTGCTTCGGTTCCGACTATTTTGGCCCGCTCACGGACGACCATGTGGCGGCATTCACAACTCTGTGTGATGTGCCGGAAGCAACCTAACTAGTGGTTACTGCGGCACTAGAGCCGTCCCACAGTGTTTGCACTTGTTCGCATCTCGCCTGACAAGCTCTCGGCAGTCAGGACAACGAACGTGCGTCTTTGGTGTGATCGGGTTGCCTAGCTCATCCTTAGGTGCCGCCGCTACACCTGTTTTCGGGAGGGCAAGCAGGAAGAGAAACCCGACCAATGGGGATAGGAAAAGCGATATGAAAAACCACACGATGCCGCTTCGCCCGCACCTGGCTGCATAGACAGCAGCGGCGATGCAGAGGGCAAACCAGACGATAGCGATCTCCATGTAACCTCCTTCAGCGTTGGCTGAGAATGTTACAAGACGCACCGCCGTCGATCAATCCGCCCTATTCCTTCGGCGTCAAAGCATCCAGCACCGCCCCTTCCATCACCCTGATGTCGTCAAGCAGCGCCCGCCAGTCATTTTTATCCTCGGCGAACTTGTCAAGCAAGGGATAGACGGCGCAGTAGTCCAAACCTGTTGCCCCGGAAAATCCAATGCGCCACTGAGTTCTGACGGCCTCGAATATGTCGAAGGCTCGCCAGTTTTCTTCCCAAACAACAACATCGTCACTGGAGCCGCCAGCCTTGACTACCGCCGCAATGAACGGGTTGGCCGTGTCCTGCTTGGCCTCCCGTTCAAAGAGCGCGGCGGCGGCGGCCTTCAGTTTCCCAGGCGACCTTCGGTGATGGCGGCTCGGTACGTTTCGATGATCTCCAAGGCAGCGCCAGGGTACTCGTCACACAGAGCGTGCAGGTTATCGAAACAGAACTCAGCGTCGAGGTTCCAACCCTCGATGATCTTCGTCAGGTACTCAGCCTGGTACTCAACCGCGCCCTTGAACACCTGTTCGATCTTGCGCTTGACATCATCGTCCGTCCCATCGGTCGGCTTGAGCTTCGCATCCTCAAACATCTCGTCAAGGAACTTGCCGAACTCGGTACGGGTGCGGTACTTGTAAATCACCTCAATGGCGCACTTGTCGCCTTCGAGGCCGTCAAACTGCACAACCTTCTTGAACGTCTTGGGCGCTTGGCCCAACACAATTTTCTTTGCCATTTTTGATTCCTTGCTGGGGGAACAATATGCCCGTGCCTACCGCGTCCGCCCCCAGCAAAGAGGCGAAACGCGGCAGGTCGGTGCTCGTGGCTACGCTTACGCAGCGTAGGAGATCGGGCGGCCAAGCATCGCCATCACGGCGGTGACTTGGTTCACCTGGCCAGACGAGGCGGTCGGCACTTCCGAGCATGCCAGGTAGCCATACCCGTAGGTCTTGGTGCCGCCCATCACCTGCCGGAAAGCGCACTTCTTCAGCGTGCGAGAGATGCCAAGCATCTGCTTCCACGTCGCATTGGCCGGGTCGTGGGCCAGCGTCAGCGTGATGGTCGAGGCGTTGAAGCCGGTCGGAATGCGAACGGCGTTGCGCTTGGCCAGAAGCTGCACGTCGGTAAAGCGCGGGTCGCCACCTTCGGACGCGATAGTAATCACCTGTGGCATTGCCACCCAGGAGCTGATCTCCTGAGCAGATCCGGCACCGGTGCCACTCGGGTAGAAGGTCGTGTCGCTCGTGTCGATCTCGTCCAGGCTGAAGCTGTTCGAGTCGATCACGGTGACACGGACAACCATGTCGTTCAGATCTTCCCAGCCAGACTGGAGAAGGATCTCGTCGCCGGTCGTCAAACCGTGGCCGGTCGCCGTGCAAACGGCCGGATTGGCGTTGCTGATCGCAGAGATCGTGATGGGGCTGCCGAAAGTGACGGAGTACTGTTGGCTGCCGCCCTCGGGGAAGCTAAATGCCATAGCTTGGGCCTTTCAATAAAAAAGCCCGCTCAAGGGCGGGCAGACACAAAAAAACCCGCTCGTGGCGGGTCTGGTTAGGTGCCCTTGCGGGCGTTGCTTGCTGACAAGCGTCAGCGGTGCTCGGCTATCTGGTCGCCCAGATGGAAAAACGTTGGATGGTTCCGAAAAGGTTGGTGTCCGGGTCGTGGTCGGCGATTGGCTCACCGTCAGGCCGAACCGACTGGAAATAGGAAGATGCGACCAGCGCATCCTCGATAGAGCGAGCCAATGTCATTGAAGAGAGGCGCGACGATGCCCACACATTGACCTGCATGTAGGTGTTGCGCTCGCCGCAGTGGTCGCCGTCAAGCGCACGCAAGGACTTGCCGCCGATGTGGTGCAAGGTGACGTAAGGCGTGGCTGTGCCTTCCGGCGCAACATCAAAAAACACCCTTGGGCAGAGCGTTGTCAGCAGTGCAATGAGGTTAGCCTCCATCACGAAATCAGCGCCAGAAATGTGCGCTCCATTGCGGCCAAGGCTTCGCTCTCGCCGTCATGGATCGCGTTACTGATGAACGGGTGAGGTGCCGCCCGGCTTGTTCCGTTTTCGACCATCGCGGCATACGGAGCCTTGTCGCGGTTCCAGCTAACGTGATAAGTAGCCCTCGTCTCGCCGCTGTTGTCTTTCGAGAAGGCTTGGTAGATCGACTCGTAGAGTGAACCAGGCTTGAACGGCCCGTAGCGAAAGTTCTGCTTCTGGCCCTTCGGGGCCTTCGCTGCCGTCTTGCCGTAGAAGTAGTGCTCACGGTCAGACCGCAGCGTCGAAGCGTTCAGCTTGGCACGGTTGTAGATGACCTGCGCACCGGCCTGAGCGGCTGGACGTGCTGCCTTGTGCATCTGCTCTTCCGTCGCCTTCATCTGCCGGGCGAACCTTGCCACGTCAAACGACATGCTCATGCTCATTAGCTCACCACCTCACACGCAAGATCAGTGAACTCGCGGCGCACCTCGTCAGGCATGACCGCCTTTATCTCGTAGGTCGTGGTGCCTTGTACCACCCGCATACCGGCATCAATGCCAGCGCGACGGCGGATACGTATGGAGGCGCGGACAAGCGAAGTCACCGCATCACCCTTGATGGCTTCCGTCCCGGACAGGTGCCTGATGTTCGCCCACACCTCCACATGGTCGGCCCAGCTATCCGGGTCAGGCTGTCCCCAGGCATCCGCTCCAGTTCCGCGCTTCTGGATCTTCACGCGGCTGTTCAACTGCCCGGCCCTCATCAGTACACCTTGAATCGGTCGAGCAGCGAATCAGCGAAGCGGTCAGACAGCGCGGCCACAGACACACCCGTTTGCACGCTCTCGCGGTTGGCGTAGAGGGTGCCAACCGTGAGCAGCAGCCAGGCCTTGATGCCGTAGGGCACGGCAGCTTGCTGTGCTGCCTCGTTGCCCGCGCTGTACCCGGCTGTGTAGTTGATTTCGACCACGCCGGGGCCATCCCACAGTTCCGGATATGTGACGCCGTTCGTCTTGTGCACGGTGTCGCCTATCAGCTCATACATGGATGGGTCTAGCGTCTGCTGGGCACCGTCTTCATCGAAGTATTTGATGCTCGAAACCGCCGAAATCTCGGGGTACGGCAACCGCACCGCATCGGCCCACCCGTTGAGCGTCAGCTTCCACCCTTGGTCCATGATGCTGCGGCCTGTCAGCTGCTGGCACGTGTCCACGGCGGCGCCCTGCAAGATACCGATCAGCGCGTCGTCGTCGGAGTGGTCCACGCGCAGGTGCAGCTTCACTTCCGTGAGCGTCAACGGCTGGTAGGCCGGTGGTGTGGTCTGGGTGACGGTCATGGTGTCCTTGTGATCTGCAAAGCGCCCTCGGTGGAAGGCGCTTCACGCATCAGGCGTTAGACGGCGCCAGCCAGGGACAGATGGCCCTTGACCACCACCGCGCCAGCAGCAATCGAGGTGCCGCTGTTCTTCGTGATGACCACGCGCACGTAGCGCTTGCCGCCGCGATAGCCGACCGCATAGGCCGAATCCGCCGCCAGGGTGGCGGGGAATGCGCCCAGCAGGTCGTCGCCGCTAGCTGCGGCATCTCCCGTCAGGTCGGCAGCGTCGCCGTGGCGCAGGCTGATCGTGTAGTCGCCAGCACCAGCGATGGCGCCGGTGTTGACGATGACCGTTGCGGACCCAGCGCCTTGCAGGTCGATGATGGTGGCGTCAGATTTGGTGGCCGAGTACACGGCGGGGGACAGGGCGAGAACCGCCGCAATGTTGTTTTTCAAGTCGGACATGGCTTTGACCTTTCAGAATGTGAAGCGGGCCGGGGATGTCCCGGCCCATGGACTTAGGCGGAGAACTTCAGGAACTTAACAGCCTCGAAATTCACAGCTCCAGCCCCTGTGCGCTTCGTGCTGTAGAAGCGGATATACGGCTTGGCCGTGTAGGGGTCCCGCAGGGTGCGAACACCGATGCGGTCCACGATGGTGTAGGCCTCCTTGAAGTCGCCGAACGCCAGCGACAGCGAGTCCTTCGCCAGTGCGGGCATGTACTGGTCGATGCGCACCGGGTAGCCCAGCAGGCGGTCGGGCTGGCCGGCTTGCAGGGATGGCTCCCACAGGTAGCGGTCGCTGGTGGCTTCCTTCATATTGCGGATGGCCGTGCGAACTTCGCGGCGCATGGCGAACGCGGCGTTTTGCAGGTACTGGTGTTTGAACGCGCCGATCAGGTCCTGCAGCGGGTCTGCCTTGGTCAATGCGAACGCACCGTCAGCGCCGGATTTGATGTGCTGGAAGGTGCCCCATGCGCGGCTGCCGTCGCCGGTAGTTGCCGTGGCATATGCGGCCAGGCCACGGGGCTTGCCAACACCGTCACCGGTCCAGAATGCGGTGCCTTCAACGCGGGCGAACTTGTCCGCCACCTTGTCGGCAAGCCACGCTTCCACATCGGTCGCGGCGTCGTCGATCAGCTTCTGCGTGACCTTGGGCTGTGCGTACATTTCGTGCGCCTCGATACGGTACTTGCCGACTTGCGGCGTGTCCGTGTCGTTGCGCGTGCCCATTTCCGACACCCAGCCTGCATCGGCCTCGTCGTTGTCCACGATGCCTTCCAGCGCGTCGGTGCTGATCGTCAGCACGTTGGCAAGCTGGCGCATGGTGGATTGCTCGTACACCTTCTTGACCATGCGGCCCACGGTGGGCGTGGGCAGCAGGTAGCCGCCATCGGGGTCGGAGCCTGCGGACAGTGCCTTGCGTTCATCGGCGCTCAGGCGCTCAATGTCGCCGTGGCGCACCAGCGAATAGAAGGCGCTCTTGTACTGCGCGTAGGCGTCAACCGACACTTCAGCAGGGATGCTGCGGCCTTTGGACTGAAAATCGGCACGCAGCATGGCGTTCCACTGCTTGCACTCGGCTTCGGTGTTTTCGTCGCCTTTGGCGGCGCCGGGGCGCTGCGATTCGAGAACGAACTTGTCGAAGTCGGCCTTCAGATCGGCGAGCTTGTCCATTTCGTCGCTGACCTTGGACAGCTTGGCTTCCAGGTCGGCAACTGCCTTGCCTTCGGCCTTCGCCTTGATAAGCTCATCGTTGGTTTTCTTGTGCTCTTCCCAGGCCTGGCCTTGGGCTTCGATCAGTTTCTTGATTTCGAGAATGTCTGACATGATGTGCCTTTCTTTGGGCGTAAAAAAAACCGCCTATAGGGCGGTTGCGGTGGATGACGCTGGGGATCAGCGCGGGATTGCTGCGTCTCGGCGTTTGACGGCCTCATACAGCTCGGCCAGCTCTGAACTGCCAGCGTCCCGCATGGCAATCAGGCTCTTGAAGCCTTGGTTGATGACAACCAGGGCTTCACTTCGGGACAGCCCAGCGTCTCGCGTGAGCAGTCTCTCGAAATCTCGTTCGGTCCAGTAACTTTTGACGGACTCCACCCGCGCTTTGCCGTTGGCGGGGCGGGTTACCAAGGATACTTCGATCAGGTCAATGCGCTTGAGCTTGCGCTTGGGGTCGTCCGGCTTGCTGCGCGGCTCCCATTCCTTGGCGATGTACCCGATAGACATGCCGTCAATCGCTGGGCGCGGGCTCATCTTCATGAGCTTGTACATTTCCAGGCCGCGTGGCGTGTCTGCCAGCTGCCCGGTGACTTTCAGGCCGTGCCCGTCCTCCGCGAAGTCGGTCCAGACACCAATGGGCGTCATGTCTTCGGCGCTCATCTGCCAGCCGCCGTGCTGCGAAAGCATCGCGGGCCATGGCTGGTTTCCGGCCTTCACGTCTGCAAGGAATTTAGAGAACGCCCCGGCTTCGATAACGTCGCCGTAGCTGTCCACGTTGCCGAATACAGCACCATAGCCGGTGAAGCTCATGGCCTGGGCGCCTTCGTCAGCAGCGAACTTCAGTTCACGCAGGGTGCAAGTCAGGTTCTGCATCTGTTTCCTCCTTCGGTGCCGCGTTGCCGGGCACGTTCGTGGGCTTGGGCAGCATCGCCGCATCGCCGCCCATCGGGTTCAGTTCTTCAAGCTCGCGTACTTCGTCCTGCGTCATCCAAGCGGGTGAACCACCTGCGCCAAGCGCCCTGGAGTAGAACTCTGAACGATCCTTGTGCGAGCCGCGCATCAGGCCAGCCGCGTTGAACTTGACGAAGTACCCCTGCTTTCGCTCTTCGTCGGTCAGAAGTTGGCACTCCGTGGCCTGCTCGATCCGCGCATACCAGGGCATCAGCGTGTGAACCACATGCTGGATAAACATCTGCTCCGCGCTGGCATAGGTAGCCGTCTTGTCCGAGTACCCGGCCATGATCGGCATCACACGGAAAGCGCGGCAGATTTCCTCTACCTGCTGCTTGCGCGTCTCCAGAAGCTGAGCGTCCACCGCCGTCATGCTGACTGGATGAAACTTCGCATTCCGGTCGAGAATCTTCGTCTTACCAACGTTCTCGGGGCCGTCGAAGTTATCCGAGATCCACTTTCTAAGCGACTCGTACTGCTTCTGGTCCAGCGTGCCCTCTACCGAGTAGATGCCTGGCATCGCACCGCCGCTCGATTGCAGCCGTGCCTGCGACTGTTCAGACGCCATCGCCAGGCCAATTGCCTCGCGGGCAGTCTTCACAATGTCCAGACCAGACACCGCGTCCCAGCTCGGACCGCGCCAGTGCCAAATCGCTTCCTGAGGGAAAGGTTGCGACTCGCCATTTGGCGCTGTCAGCGTGTAGGTAAGGCTGTAGTCGTCGTTCTGCTTGATCGATACGCTGGCTGGCGTAAACGGGATGATTTCGCGAATATCCCCGCGAACACGGTTGACGAACGCCACTGCATTGCCAGTCATCGCGGCGTGCAGACCCATCGTCTCGCGCAAGTCGTAGCTGGTCATCCAGTCGTTTGGCTTGCGGTGCAGAATGTCGTACAGCGGATGATCGACCGCAGGAAGAACGTTGGAGCCAACCCTGCGGTACAGCTTGAACGGAACCTGGGCAATACCCTCCGAAATTGCGCGAGCACAGGCCAGCACAACAGACACTTCCATAGCTGACGCGTGCGAGACATTCACGCCGCTCTTAGTTGACATCCAGCCGTAAAGCAGCCGGAATAGTTCCAGCGAGCTACGGACCGATCCATCCACGCTCGACTTTCGACGGAAGGGCCATAGTTTCATGTGGCTTCCCAGAATGATTTTCCTGCCGCTACCGGGTTGAGCGACATCAGGGTGACAGCGTTGAAAAACGCCATCAGCGGGTCGATCTTTGCTGACCCTGCAGCCTGCTTCGTGATGATTACGGCGTTGCCGCGAGGCTCCACCTTCGCGTTACCAACGCACCACGACATCAGCGGCTGATTGCCGTGAACAATGACGCCCTCGGCCAGCTTGCGCTCGGCGGTCTTGATCGCACCCGTCAGCTTCCAACCCTGAGAAACACCAATCAGCTTTTCCTCGGGAATTCCAGCCTCGTGCAGGGCATCAACTATGCCGCCAAGCCCGGCAGGGTCGCAGCCGATCTTGTCCAGTAGCCCTCGTGACTCGATCAATGCGCAGATGCTCGCCACGTCCTCAAGGTCGTCGCCTATCTGCTTGACCAGCGTCAGGTCGCCGTCCTTGGCGAAGTCGTTGAATCGAGCGGATTCCTGCTTCCTACGCTCAAGAACGGATGGATGAGCCCATGCGTGCGTCCAGGTAAGCCATTCACGGGTTTCCCTGTCGCGGCCAATCACTGCAAAGCCGAGCAAGTCATCCAGGCCGCCGCCGTCGATGCCAACATCGACAACCTCAGACCGGTCTAGCAGCTCATCAAGCGTCAGACCTGGGGAAGTCCCTTGCTTCTCCCAGAAATCTGCCCCAGCCCACCTATCAGAACGGAGATTCAGGCCGATTTCGACATTCGCATGCTTGGCCATGAAGCCTCGGAATGACTCCTGGCCTGCCATTTCGGCCTTCTTGTATTCGCGCTCAAGGAAGGCTCTGTCGACGGAATACCCAAGGTTAGGGTTCACCATCGCCATGTTTTCCAGCTTCAGCGCATCACCAGAAGCCACCATCTCGGGCGGGTGCTCGAAGATGATCGGGACAAAGCTAGGGTCGATGATTTCCCCGTCCCGCACCTTCCGTGCATACTCAAGCTTTTGCTTGAAAATGCCAGCTGGCGGCTCGTCTGACTGCGTTGTGAGCCAGATCACAAACCCTTCCGGCCTCGATGCAAGACCACCAAGCGCCTCGCGGAACATGTTTTCCGCGCTCGACATCTTGCCGAACAGGTGCAACTCATCAACGAGAGTGCCGACAGACTTCTTTCCGCCTACCGTGTTCTGGTCTGCCGCAAGAACCTTCAGCGAAGCGCCGCTTTCCCTGTGCGTGATGGTCTTGATGTGCGTCTGAACGTGCATCAGCGTGTTCAGCTCTTCATCCGCCTTCTCGCTGCACATATCATGCGCAGGGGCAAATGCGTTGTTGGCGACCTCCACCGTTGGGGCCAACACAGAAAACTCCGCCGACTGCCTCCAGTTCAGAATCAGGGCCGTCATCATGATGGCCGCCGCGATACTGCTCTTGCTGTTCTTCTTCGGAACGCAAACGAACCATTCAGTGATTAGCCTGCGCCCGGATTCAGGGTCATACGCCCCGAAAATCGACGCCGCGAGCTCAAACACCCACGGAGCACAGCATTCCTCAATCGTTGGCGAGCCGGTCACGTCCACCAACCTAAGCTGGCGCATCACCGACAAGCCGCGCTCAGCTTCCTCTGGAAACAATGGCGGCGGGATGATCGACCGCCCGGACTTGAGCCTTTCCGGCCAGTCCGGACACGCCGTTGACCACTCGGGAATCACACCCTCTTGCCGCCAGCAGCAACCAGCTTAGGCGGCTGAGCAACAGAGAATTTGCTGGCAACCTTCTTCGCCGCCTCGGCCATCGCCTCTTTCTTGCCGCCGTTCTCTGCACGGCGCACCTTGGCCGACAACAGCGCCTTCGCAGCATCAATGCGCAGCTTCGCATCGCTGCCGCTGTCATTCATCACAGCCTTTAGGAACTTCTCCGGCTCGTCATAAACCGCCGAGAGGTTCAAATATTCCGGTTCCTTCGGCTTACGGCCAGCGCCAGGTCGTGCGCCGCCGCTACGCCCTTTCACTCCAGCCATAGCAGCTCCATTTGATTCAATTTGATTGGGACTTTTTTTGTCCGAATGAGGAACCGG